AAATACATGGCGAAGAAACAGCATCTTGGGATCAAGATTGATCTGTCTAAAGATGAAGTCCTGTCTGATCAGGCACTCAAACTCTTAGTTGATTACTACTGTCGTGAAGATGAACCATCACCACAATACGCATTTGCAAGGGCGGCAGTAGCATACTCGTATGGCGACTTGGAGTTAGCACAGCGTATCTACAATGCAGTAGCGAATGGATGGTTCATGTATGCGTCACCAGTGCTTTCAAACGCGCCTCTGAAGAACGAAAAAGTTAAGGCACTACCTATCTCTTGCTTCCTAACCTATGTACCAGATTCTTTGGAAGGACTGATCGAACACAGCGCAGAACTCCGTTGGTTGTCTGTGAAGGGTGGTGGTGTCGGTGGACACTGGAGCGACATTCGTGCAGTCTCAGATAAAGCACCCGGTCCGATGCCGTTTCTACATACGGTTGATGCAGATATGACTGCTTACCGTCAAGGTAGAACTCGTAAAGGTTCTTATGCGTCATACATTGACATTGACCATCCAGATGTGGTAGAGTTTATCAATATGAGAGTACCAACTGGTGATGTGAATCGTAAGTGTTTGAATCTACACCACGCGGTAAATATCTCTGATGCTTTCATGGAAGCAGTCAAGAGTGATGCGGATTGGGATTTGCTTGATCCGAATGACAAGTCTGTCCGCGATACAATGAAGGCAAGGAAGTTGTGGGAACTGGTGTTGGAAACTCGCTATCGTACTGGCGAACCATACCTCAACTTTATCGACACAGCGAATCGTGCGATGCCACAAACACAGAAAGATTTGGGTTTAAAGATTCGTGGATCAAACCTATGTAATGAGATTCACCTTGCAACAAACGACGAGCGTAGCGCAGTATGTTGCCTCTCAAGCGTGAATCTGGAGAAGTATGATGAATGGAAAGACACTACACTTATTGCTGATCTTGTCCAGTTTCTTGATAACGTCTTGCAGTTCTTCATTGACCACGCAGGGGACGAGATCAGTCGTGCAAGGTACAGCGCAAGTAGGGAAAGGAGTTTGGGTCTCGGTGCAATGGGATTCCACTCGTACCTCCAAAAACACAGAGTAGCATTTGAGTCAGAAGAAGCAAGGACAGTCAATGACACTATTTTCAAAGACATCCAAGACAAAGCAGTTGCGGAATCAATACGTCTCGGAAAAGAAAAGGGTGAAGCACCGGACATGGAAGGCACTGGTCGTCGCAACGCACATTTGCTTGCTATTGCTCCTAATGCTAACTCAAGTTTGATTGGTGGAACATCACCATCGATTGAACCTTGGAAAGCAAATGCATTCACCTCGCGTACACGCGCAGGTTCACATCTTTCAAAGAATAAGTATTTGGAAGAAGAATTAGAGAAGATCGGAAAGAACACTGAGCAAGTGTGGTCTTCTATTATCACCAATGGTGGTTCAGTACAGCATCTTGATTTCCTTGATGATCACCTCAAGGATGTATTCAAGACTGCAATCGAACTGAATCAAGATTGGGTCGTCTACCTCGCAGGATCACGACAGAATTATCTTTGCCAAGGGCAGAGTCTGAATGTGTTTTTCCCTGCGGGTGCGAGCAAAGGATACCTACATAAGGTACACTTTAATGCATGGAAGTATGGTTGTAAGGGCATGTACTATCTGCGTACAGAAACAAGCAATCGTGCTGAGAACGTGGCACAAAAAGTGGAGAGAGACCGTTTGGTTGAGTTCTCCGATACACAAAAACAATCAGAAGAAGAATGCGTAGCATGTCAGGGGTAGAAATGGAAGTAACTGTTTATTCAAAGTCGGGTTGTCCTTTTTGCGTCAAAGCAAAGGATTGGTTGACAGGTCATGGGTTTACCTTCACAGAAAATGTGTTGGACGATGAAGAACAACGCATGGCATTTTACCAAAAGATCAATGGCAACAAAGAAGAGATCACTCGCGGAACAGAACAGCGTCGAATCAACTCTATGCCACAAATCTTTATCGATGAAAAGCGCATCGGTGGATACGACGACTTGATGTCAAAAGCAGATGATCTGTTGAAGAAGAAGTCTGGCGGACTTACAAAGTTCTCACAGACATACAAACCGTTTCACTATCCTTGGGCAGTCGAGATTACTACTCGCCACGAGAAAGCACACTGGATTGAGGACGAGATTGATCTAGCAGAAGATGTGTCGGATTGGAAGGGCGGTAAGTTATCCGCAGTAGAGAAAGAATACATCACGAACATTCTGCGTCTTTTTACGCAGTCGGATGTTGCGGTAGGACAGAACTACTATGATCAGTTCATTCCAAAGTTTAAGAATAACGAAGTGCGTAATATGCTTGGTTCGTTTGCCGCACGAGAAGGTATTCATCAACGCGCATACGCACTGCTGAACGAGACACTTGGATTGCCAGAATCAGAGTATCACAAGTTTCTTGAGTACACAGAGATGGTAGATAAGATTGAGTTTATCATGCAAGCAGATCCAACTACTAAGCGTGGATTAGGATTGTGTCTCGCAAAGTCTGTATTTAACGAAGGTGTGGCACTGTTCTCGTCGTTCGTGATGCTGTTGAACTTTCAGCGTTTCGGTAAGATGAAGGGCATGGGTAAAGTTGTTGAGTGGTCTATCCGTGATGAGTCTATGCACGTTGAAGGCAACTCTAAACTGTTCCGTTCTTACTGTAAGGAACATAATCGTATCGTCGATAACGAATTCAAGCGTGACATCTACCTCATGGCAGAGAAGGCAGTTGAACTTGAAGATAAGTTTATCGATCTCGCATATGAAATGGGAGACATCGAAGGTCTAAGCAAGGAAGAAGTCAAGCAGTATATTCGGTATATCACTGATCGTCGCTTGCTTCAACTTGGTCTGAAGTCTACATTCCATGTGCGTGAGAATCCACTGCCTTGGTTGGAATGGGTATTGAATGGTGCGGATCACACCAACTTCTTTGAGAATCGTGTTACAGAATATGAAGTCGCAGGTTTAACCGGAAGTTGGGATGATGCTTATGCGGCATGAAGTTAAATATAGAATTGACCGATGCAGATCTTAAAAAACTGTATAAACTATATACTACTATTATAGAACCGTATTTACAAGGAAAAGCGATGCCAGAATCAATCTACGATCTCAACTGCGAACACTGTGGTAATGAGTGGCAGTTGTCCTATATATTAGAGGATGACTCAGACGAACCTCTCTACTGCCCATTTTGCGGGTGTGATGTAGACTTGTCAGATGTGGAGGATGAGTCATTTGACGATGACTTAGACTTTGACATTGACGAGTTGGATTTTGAAAACAATTGATTACGATAACCCTTGGATATACAAAGACGAACCCTTTACCTCAGAAGACATTGGAGAGAATATTGGGTTCGTCTATTTACTTACAGACCCGAATGGTAAGAAATATGTGGGCAAGAAACTATTCGTATCTAAGCGAAAGTTACCTCCCCTAAAAGGAAAGACTCGCAGACGCACTAAAATTAGCGAGTCAGATTGGAAGACATACTATGGATCAAGTGAAGAAGTGCAAACCCTCGTTGAGTCCAATACTCACTTCCAAAGAGAGATACTCCACTTATGCAAGACTAAGGGTGAGTTATCATATATGGAACTCAAAGAGCAAGTCGAGCGAGAAGTTCTATTGCGCTCAGATTACTTTAATGGTATAATACAAGTCAAGATACATGCATCTCATGTGAGGAATCTAAAAGAAGATGATGAAGATTAGCGAATTTGATAACATCAAGAAATTTAAGTTTCTTGGCACTGACGAAAATACAAACGATGTACGATTAAGGGAGTTAGATGATCTGGCAAAGTATCTACCCAGTTGGGGACTCAATGTTGAACTTGGTGTGTATAACGGTGTCACTATTGGTTGCTTGGCAACTGCTAGACCAGAGTTAGAGTTTCATGGTTTTGATTCTTTTGAAGGGTTGCCCGAAGATTGGGACATGGGTCAAAAGAATGTGAAGGCAGAAGCATTTGATCGCAAAGGCGAACTACCAGAGGTTCCAGACAATGTTAAATTATATAAAGGATGGTTTAATGAAACCCTCCCTACTTTCCTCACTGAAGCACTTTCTCCCATTTCTTTTCTTCATGTGGACTGCGACATTTACAGTAGCACTGATTACTCACTGAACCTATTGAATGATCGCATCGTACCCGGCACGATTATTCGTTTCGACGAGTTGTCGTGTTGGCGATATGTGTTCGGTGAAGCATCACCAAATGGTAAAGCAAACCGTGTGTTTTACACCACATGGAAAGATCATGAGTGGAAAGCATTGAATGAGTGGTTAGAGAAGTATAATCGTAAGGTCGTACCAATCTCGCGTAACTGGTTCCAAGGAGCAACTGTAGTAGTAACGCAATGATCGTATCATATAAGCACAGGTTCGTTTTTATCAAGACAAAAAAGACCGCAGGTTCCACACTTGAGAAACTGATGTTTCCGTATCTCGGACCGAAAGATGTCTGTACTGGTTCACCACGAGACGACACTCCTCGCATCAATACATCCTCAACAGATGGGCATGCGTCTTGGGCAAAGATCCAAGCATCATACCCTTCAGAGTTTCGCGACTACTTCAAGTTCACCATCGAGCGTAATCCTTGGGACAAGGTGGTTAGTTCGTACTATTGGCATCAAGAGATCAAACCTGCTCGATTTGGTGCGATGGACTTTGAGACTTATGTGATGACTTGTGATCTGTTGCCTATCGATTGGTTGAACTACACAGATCGACAAGGTATTCGTCGAGTGACTGCCGCGTACAAGTATGAAGAAATGGATGTAATGTACGAGGATTTAAATCAGCGATTCGGACTTGACATCAAGGATTGGGGTAATACCAAACTTAAAGGCGACATTCGCAAGGAACGCGACTATCGCAAACTACATACTAATGCTACCATTGAGCGAGTAGCAGATTTGTTTGCAAACGAAATCAAAGCATTTGGATATACATATGAGTGAGACTATTGAACTGTTTGTAGGATGTGCGCCTAACGGTGAAGACGCAGAGTCACAGATGGTATTGGAGTATACGGCAAGGAAACATTCGTCGCTCCCTATCAACATTCACTGGATGAAGCACAGCACTGATCCCAAGTCATATTGGTATGGTTGGAAGTCTGAGACTTGGGCAACTCCGTTCAGTGGTTTTCGTTGGGGCATTCCAGAGTTCTGCAACTTTGAGGGTCAAGCAATCTACATGGATAGTGATATGATTATTATGCATGATCTCGCAGAACTCTGGAACGAACCGTGGAACGATACTGCTATTATTATGGGCAAAGGTGGATGGCGT